GGAACGTGAAGGCAAAGTCCATAAAGGTGATGGTAAAGACGTAGACCATAAAACTCCTTTGTCTAAAGGCGGTACTACAACAAGAAGTAATTTAAGAGTTAAAAATGCAAGTGCAAATCGTTCGTTTAGTAGAAACTCCGACAACAGTGTAAAAGAAAACAAACCCAAAAATGGAAAAACCTAACGTTTATAAGTGGCCTGGTGTGTATCCACCAATGCAACACCAAAAAGAAACGGCAATATTTTTAGCAACAAACCAAAGAGCATTTTGTTTTAATGAGCAAGGTACAGGAAAAACAGCTTCAGCAATATGGGCATCGGATTGTTTAATAGAGCAAGGTGTAATCCATAGAGTTCTTATTATATGCCCGCTTTCAATCATGCAATCGGCGTGGCAATCAGATTTATTTAAATGCGCACTACACAGAAAAGTTGGGGTGGCATACGGTGATAGAAACAAAAGAAAAGCAATTATAAATAGCGACGCCGAGTACGTTATTATAAATTTTGATGGTGTTGAAATTATTGCCGACGATATAGAAAAGGCTGGTTTTGATTTAATTATCATAGATGAGGCTAACGCCTACAAAACAGTTACAACAAATCGTTGGAAAACACTTAACAAAATATTAAAACCCGAGACTTGGTTATGGATGATGACCGGGACTCCTGCCGCCCAGAGCCCTGTTGATGCTTATGGATTGGCTAAATTATGTGTGCCTGATAATGTGCCTAGATTCTTTGGTGCTTTTAGAGACCAAGTTATGATGAACATAACTAAATTTAAATGGATACCAAAACCAAATGCAAGTCAAACAGTATTTGATGCTTTACAACCAGCCATACGATTTACTAAAGAAGACTGTTTAGACTTACCTGATGTTACATATACGTCTAGAGTTGCAGAGCTTACCCCGCAGCAAGAAAAATATTATCGTTTATTAAAGAAACAGATGTTAATGGTAGCCGCGGGAGAAGAGATATCTACAGTAAATGCGGCAGTAAACTTAAACAAACTACTACAAATATCTGGAGGTGCAGTATATACAGATAATGGAAGTATCGTTGAGTTTGATGTTAGCAATAGATTAAAAGTAGTTAGAGAAGTTATAGAAGAGGCAAGTAATAAAGTGCTTGTATTTATACCGTTTACGCATACAATAGAACTGCTCAGAGAGTATTTGGGAGGGGCAGGTATTACCTGCGAAGTTATAAACGGGTCGGTTCCGGTAAATAAACGGACTGAAATTTTTAAAACTTTTCAAGAAACACCAGACCCAAAAGTGCTTTTAATTCAACCACAATCAGCGGCTCACGGTGTAACATTAACTGCGGCAAATGTAATTATTTGGTATGCACCTGTAACTTCTATAGAGACTTACTTACAAGCCAATGCTAGAATAGACAGACAAGGGCAAAAGAACCCTATGACAATAGTACATATAGAAGGTAGTCCTGTTGAAATGCGTTTATATGCTATGTTGCAAAACAAAATTGAAACGCATGAAAAACTAATTGATTTATATAAACACGAAATAAATGAATAAAATAGTTGACATAGTAAACTTAATGTTTTAAACTGTTTTTAATGAGCAAAGACTCAGAAAACGAAAGGAAAAATTATGACTGATACAGTTTCTGTAGATGATTTAGTCTCTGTTTATATCAAAATCAGAGATGCACGAGATGAAGCTAGAAAAGAAGCAGATAGGATTGACGCTGATTATAATGAACAGCTTGAACTTATTTCGCAAAACCTTTTAGATATGTGCAAACAAACCGGCGCCGAGAGTATTAAAACAAAGCACGGTACTGCTATACGTACAGTTAAGTCCAGATATTGGACAAACGACTGGGAACGCTTTTACCAATGGATGTTTGAAAACAATATTCCAGACGTATTAGAAAAACGTATTCATCAAACAAATATTAAACAGTTTTTAGAAGAAAACCCGGAATTGCTACCAGCGGGTCTAAATGTGGATAGCGCCTTTTCAATAACCGTAAGGAGAAGCAAATGAGTGAAATCACTCTTTTTAACCAAGATTTACCAGACTATCTTAAAGAAGTACAGTTAGATGATATAACAAAAGCATTAGCTGGTAATGGTGGAAGTAAACGTATTTCGTTACGTGGTGGTAAGTTTCGCATGGTAGTTAATGGCGAAGAAATTATTACAAGCAACAGCGACTCAATTAATGTAGTGATTGTAAATGCTGCTAAAGATGTGTCTAGACAGTTCTATGCTTCCGCATATAACCCAAAGGCAGATGCTACACCACCCGATTGCGTATCTAGTAACGGCATTACACCCGATGCTGGCGTAGAAGAACCACAGCATAGTAACTGTGCTGAATGTCCACAAAACATAAAAGGTTCAGGTCAGGGTGATTCAAGAGCATGCCGTCACTTTCGCCGTCTTGCCGTCGTTCTAGCTGATGATATTGGTGGTGACGTTTATCAATTACAATTAGCAGCTAAATCTATTTTTGGCAAAGGCGATTTAAAAACAATGCCGTTTGAGCAGTTTGCTAAGTATGTTGGCTCTCAGGGATATAACTTAAACACGCTAGTTACTGAAATGCGGTTTGATGCAGATAGTGATACAGCCAAATTATTTTTTAGACCTATTAAGTTTTTAAGTAAACAAGAATGGGAACAAGCTAAACGTCAAGGCGAAACACCCGCAGCTAAAAATGCAATCCAATTAACTGTGTATGCAAATGACGAACCTAAGAAATTAGCGCCGCCGACTACTACAAAGAAAGCTACAGTAGTTGTTCATGAAGAACCAGAGATTGAAGAGCCAAAAAAACGTGAGGAGAAAAAGATGGAACCATCTCCAAAGCGTGACCTTAAAGCAGTTATGAGTGGTTGGAGCACTAATTCACAATGACGCTTAAAGGGTATAGCTTTAAATTTGTGAAGGCTAACCAAGAGGCAGATACTAGTAAAATAGGTGTGCTTCTTGGTAGGTATTGTATTATGAACGATATACCTGTATCTGCTATTGCAGAAACATTTGACGTTTCAAGAATGACGGTGTATCAGTGGTTCATAGGCGCATCAAACCCACACAGAAAAAAAGCTGAAAAAATAAAAGAATTACTAGACAGAGCCGTCAGTAAATAGGTCACAGGGTAGATAGCTCGACGGAGCGAAAAGGGGACAGCCAACCCCCTGCTACCCTTTCTTTCTTTGGCATAAGGGTTATATGGCGATTATAGATTTATTAGAAGCAGTTTTACCCACGGAAGGCTGGTATTGCGTACTAGGGTTAGCTTTAAAACCTGATAGCAATATGAAACCAAGTGCTCATTTTGTGCAGACACTTGCGGAAGTTGCAAACCTAGCAGCCACACTACATAGCCAAGAATATGATGTGTTTTTTGGATGCGCAAAATATGAAAACGAAACAGACGGTAGAACACAAAAAAATAGTAAGTACTTTAAATCATTTTGGTTAGACATTGATTGTGGTTTTAATAAGCCATACGATACACAAGAAGACGGATTAGATGCACTTAAAACTTTTTGTAATACTGTCGGTCTTCCATTTCCTACAGTAGTAAATTCTGGTAGGGGATTGCATGTATATTGGAGACTAAAAGAAACAATATTAAAACAGGATTGGAAGCCTGTAGCTGAAAGACTAAAAGCACTGTCGGTAGAACATGAATTTCATACAGACCCAACTAGAACCGCAGAGAGTGCATCTGTACTTAGAATACCCGAAACATCTAATTTTAAACAGGGTGACCCATTACCCGTAGAGATAATTCACCTTAGTGAAGAAATAGATTACGAAGAAATTAAAAACATAATTGGCGTTTTAATTGCGCCCGACTATATACCAAAACAATTAAACGAAATGACTAAAGCCCTCATGGGTAATCGTCAAAGTAGGTTTGAAACTATTATGTTAAAAACTGTAAATGGTGTAGGTTGCGCACAGTTAGAACATATTATGTTAAACCAAGAATCTATAGAAGAACCTTTGTGGAGAGCAGGATTATCAGTAGCTACACATTGTATAGACGGTGATGTAGCAATACACAAGTTATCTTCAGCGCACCCAGAATATGACGCCGACAGTACAGAGAAAAAAGCTAAGTCTACTAAAGGTCCATACACATGCGAAACATTTGAAAAGCTAAACCCAAAAGGTTGCGCAGAATGCCCAAATAAAGGTAAGATAACATCCCCGATTACTTTAGGAAATGAAATAGCTGAATCAGAACCAAACCCTATTGTTGAAGAAGAAAAACCAGACGGCACTACAGAACAGTATGTAATACCAAAATATCCATACCCATATTTTAGAGGCAAGAATGGTGGAGTATACGTAAAGACAGAAGACAAAGATGGTAATGAAGATGCACTTACAGTTTACGAACATGACTTATATGTAGTAAAAAGGATTAAAGACCCGAATAAAGGCGATTCAGTTTGGATTAGGTTGCATCTACCTAGAGATGGCGTAAGAGAATTTGCTATGCCACAAACTGAAGCCTTGACGTATGAAAAGTTAACGCAAAAATTAGCGTGGCATGGCGTTGCAGGTGGTAAAAAACAGATGGAAGCCATCATGCAATATATTATTATTTATATAAAAGAGTTACAACATAAGGAAGAAATAGAAATTATGAGAACACAATTTGGTTGGACAGAAGACAACTCTAAGTTTATTGTCGGCGACAAAGAAATTTCGGCTATAAAAGTAAGTTATAGCCCACCATCAAGTTTAACTGGGGCTTTAGCAGATTCTATGCAAGAAGTAGGTAGTTATGATACATGGAAAAAAATAGCTAAGACATATGATACTCCTGGGTTTGAGCCGCATGCATTTGGTTTCTTTACAGCATTTGGTGCGCCACTTTTAAAACATTTAAATTTACGTGGGGCAATTATCAATCTGATTAACAACACATCAGGTACAGGTAAATCTACTATTCTTAAAATGTGTAATAGCGTATGGGGGCACCCAGAAGATTTAATGCTTCAATGGAAAGATACACAAAACGTTATGATGCACCGACTAGGTATTATGAATAATTTACCCCTTACGATTGACGAGATAACAAAGCTAACCGCAGATAACTTTTCCGATTTAGTCTATAGCATATCTCAAGGTCGTGGTAAAAACCGTATGAAACAACATGAAAATGAAGAACGGCGTAACTTTGCGCAGTGGGCTACTATCGCTTTATGTAGTTCAAACGCTTCT